ATCAGACAGAGTATTTTGATAATGGTCGGTGGGTAATTGGTATGAACTTAATAACCAGCCTTGAGGACGTAATGCAAAGGGCTTGGGATGAAAAAGTTAATGTAATACCAGAAAGTTGCTTAAGGGAAAGATTAAAAAAATAGTTTGCAGACCTCCCTCTGCAAGAAAATTAACGTATGAAAGCAATACCACCAGAAGATTATAAAGGAGCAGTATGGATGTGGACAGTTGAATTGGCAGAAATGGGGTACTCAAAACAACTGGAAACTATGTGGTACGGAGATATTGAAATAACTGATGATGAGTATGAAAAGTTATTAAATAAATGTGAAAATAGTTAGTCTGCCCCCACCCACGCAGACGAAAGGAGGAGAGTATGAGTTCAGATATGATGATAGTTTGTAAAGAAGATAGTTCTTCTTACAACGGTAAACATACTGATAAGGCTGTATTTATTGATGAGTGTTCAATGGGAGAACCTTGGCACGATTTTGGTAAATGGTTTGGTTATCGTTGGTGTGGCATACCGTCTATGGGAGACCAGATACTAGGAGTACATGATAGTGAGTATATGGAATTTACAAGTGAAGATTACCTTGCAGTTGAAGAAGCAATAAAAAACAAGAAATGCCATAAAGATATGAAAAAAGATGATGTTCTTAAATATTTAAAATCCCATATTAATAAACATATTTGTACAGAAAATTGGTAGCCCCCCCCACAGGGGCATAGACCGCTAAAGAAAGATTGATAGTTTTATGAGACAGTGGCGAAATAGGTAGACGCACGCCCATAGATGATATAAGTGTTTTGAAACTTGGGCTACCATTCATCTATTGCAAGGTGACTATACAAGTTAACTCATTAACCAGTATGAGCTATCCTCGTCAAATCCTTGCCTGTCTCACCAAAGCTATCAATTAATAGATCGCTTAATAAAATAGAAGAAGGAGGAGAGATATGAAAGGCGATGTAATAAGTGATAGCTCTCATCAGTACCAGTTAGGCTATATCAAGGGCATAGATAGTGAGAAGCAGTTACTAGAACAGAAGTTAAAACAGTTTCAGTTGTTATATGGAAGGTTTGACAGCGATACAGGCGATCTGATTGACTACAAAACAAACGAGTATGGTGAACATCCAGTTAATTTACTTATTAAATATCTCAAAAAGGATAACCTATGAAGCCTACTACATTTGAAAGTGAGATAGACCAAATATTCGGAACAAGGGGGACAAACCAGAAATGGCAGAAAGAACAAATATATTCCCTCCTCCAAACCACGATTAGGGAGTGTATAGTAGAACCAAGAGAAGGGAAAACAGCAATAGCATTAAAATGGCATCAAATGGGGTTTAACGATTGCCTAGATACCATTACTAAGAACTTAAAAGAGAAAGGCTTACTATGAAAGGTGTTAAAAAAAGACTACTCCCTACCGACCAGAATCACCCTGCAATTAGGGCTTACTGTAAGGCTGTGAGAGAGGGTATGAAACTAAAACTACACAAAAATTTTACTATTGAACTTATAAACCACTACGGTACGTGGAGTAACATAACAATAACAAAAGACGGTGTATGGATAGATAGTGAAAAAGTAGCAGGTGGAAAGTTAAAGTTAGCAGAACAAACAAAAGAGTGATTATCTATTCATCTCCAGTATATCCCCGACTTGGAAGTTGCCCTTTTGTTTGCGTAGTTTAACTGCGTAGCCTCCCATTTCAGGACTAGATTGTTTGTGGAAGCCTTTATTATGCGAATATCCATCCCCATATTTATAAGTTCCAAGCGATAAAAGTAGGACAGGTCTGGCAGTTCCTCCGTGTTCTTTAACTGTGGTCTGTTGCATCCCCCGTCTATGGGTATGTCCTGCAATTATCATATCTGCCCCCTGTGCTCCAAATCTCATCTCTCTGGCTTGAGGATGCGTGTTCGTGTACATACTATTGCCCTGCATCACGTGGCTTATAGTAGCTTTATACTCTGTTCCCTGTACGTTAAAGTTAAAATAGTTCACTCCATACACTACTGGCACTTTGCTATCTACAATCAGGTCATAGATATTCACTCCAGACCGCCTAGCCCATTCCTCGTGATTTCCTGGAATAACAGCCAATAATCTATTAGCCTGTGTTAGTTTGCCGATTATCTCTTTGGCTAGTTTTATCTGTTCTGGTACTTGTTCTATCTGCTCCATTTGGGCTGGTTGAAATGTAAAACAATCTAATATATCCCCATCTAATATCACAAAACTGTCTTTTTTGTTACATATCGCATTTAACTCACCCTGTACTCTTTGATAGTCGCAATCTCCGCCCAAGTGTAAATCTGACATAAAGTTGATAATAGGTTCGTTAGGAAAGTAGTATTTAAGATCTGGGGAGGGTTGTTGCGTAGTCTCTTGTCTTTGGATAAATCTATCCATCATTGGGGGTTTAGCGACTGTAGCCCTTGCGGTGATAAAGCCTCTTTCCTGCATTTGGAGCTGTAAGTCTATTTCTTCTCTGCTCCTAAAATTACCATCTGGATATATTAAGCCTTCTTTCATTTTTCCCTCCATTCTCTGACTATAATTTTAAATAACAACTTACCTAAACTTAGAAAGTCTTTCTGGTAGAAACACCATTGGAAATATTCAGCCTCGTTTTCGGTTAAGTTAAGTACGAGCTTCATTCTCCTCCTCTAATCTTTGACGTAAATACATACATAGGTCTAAAGCCTCCTCATAAGCATCTTGCAATGCATTTCTGCCGTTATTGGTCGTTAGGTACTTCCCATAACGTGAGAGTCCTAGTTTTACTCTCTCCTGCATGTCCTTAATAACTAACTCACCTATTTTGGTTTGTTTCATACCTCCGTTTCATCTCCTGCATACTCTCAACAGGTGTCATTCCCTGTTGCTGTAGCAAGAGCGTTTCAATTAATTCATATTTATTATTCGTGTGTCTAAATTTCTCCATAATTAACTGCTCGGTTGATAAACCCATCTCACCGATCAAGCCTATCCCCACTATCATCACGTCTATAATCTCCATCGCAAACTCTTTCTCGTGTTCGCTGGTATAATCTGACTGTAGAACTGCTAGGGCTTCCATCATCTCTGGTACTTCTTCAGCCAGCTTTTCCGATTGAGACTCAATCGTGGTGTTTAAGTTTCGTCTGTGCAAAAAATCCATCTGTGCATCCTGAAACTCTGCGAAAGTAAGTTCGTGGTTCATTTTTTTTCCTCCTCTAGTAACTTTAAATAATAATCTCTATACGGACTCTCTAAAATCTCTCTAGCCAGTTCCCAATCGTGATCTGGATTGCCTGGCTCATCCCTGCGTTTAGACAATAAATAAGCCAAATCCTTAATCGTCTCTTTCATCTGGCTCATAAGCATCGTAGTCTTTAGCTTTACGGGGCTTAGGTTGGACTCTATAGGCTGGCTGTTCTGGCTGATACCATTTATCCGCTATCCTTCTGATTTCACTATTTACTATTCCCTTGTAATGAGGGGGTAAAGTCTTTAGCCAAGCTACATACTCTTTCGCATCTCTAAACTCTGGCATCATTACCTCATTCCATACTTCGGTAGCATAACGTAGGGGCGTTCTGGTATCGGTACTGGGTAGGTCATCTGGCAATATTTCCTTCATACTTTAGACTCAATAGCAAAACCAAACATATTCATATGCTTGATATTAGTATTGGTAAATGGTTCGTTATTGGTATTTTGGGGAACAAAACGTTCGTGATCTAACCTGACAAAATGATACTGGTTCTGGGGGTTTTCTTGGGCTTGGGTTATTACATCTCCCAATAAATTCATCCACTCCTGATCGCTAAACTGCCTATCCACATCACGTTCAATCCGATGCAAGCGGATATGATGTCCTTGCGGGGTACGATAAGTTATCTCTCCGTATGCGACAGACGACCTCCCCCAAGCTACCGTAATGTTTGAGGGCAGTTCTCTTTCTGTTTTAGGTTCTAATTCTTTCAATTTCTGACCTGCTTCGAAGACAGGTAGTAAATTTATTAACCCTTTAAAGCTCTTATATAGCCTTCGTTTTTAAGTTCCTCTCCTATCCAGTAAGCTACATAATTTAATGCTGGTGCGAACACAGCAGTCAGCATGGGGTCTTTGGCGATATAGGTGGCTAGAACATATCCCACTATTCCTGACCCAACTAAATAAGCTAATATTCTTAGCTGTTTTTTATTGACTTCAGAAACTGTCATATTTCCTCCTTGCTTAACCAACTAATCAACCATCTTCTAAATAAGGCAATCACATTTGCCAAAGATGGTGGCGTTTGGTCATTTTGTGGCATGCTTTCCACAATTAATTTTAACTTTTTAATTTCATCTTCTAATTTTACGATACTTATGGACTGACTATTTGCTTTGTCTGTAAGCTCCTTTATGGTGGTTTCTTGTTCTATCACTTTAGCTGATTGATTGCTAAGTGTTTTCTCTAGGCTCTCCTTATTTGCCACCAGTAAAGAGTTACTTTCCTTTAATTCTCTAACTTGGCTATTGGCAATCTCCAGATTATCTTTAGTTTTATCAAGTTCTGCTTGTAATTGGTCAATTTTGATAAGAGCCTCGTCTCGTTCTTTCCAGAACTTAGCTCTATCGGCCATACAAGTATCTAATTCCACTGACATAGAATCTCCTTTCAATAATGGTTCTGGGTCTATAAAACCCTTATACCCATTATCGGTATTTAATGGATTACCTTGATTATCACAATTTCTAACTCCGATATGTAGGTGGGCTGCGGTAGAGTTTCCAGTATTACCCATCTTACCCACAGCCTGTCCTTTTTCAATAATGTCTCCTATCTTACAGTAATTCTTCTCCATATGACAAAACCACCAGCTTCTCATAGTCTCCCAACAAATACCCACCACATAAATACCATAGTTGTCTCTGGGGGTGTCGATGTCTCTGACGATTTCTATTTTCTCTGGGGAAAGTATATCCCATGAATCTGACAGATTAGCAGGAACACAATCCAAGCCCTCATGTCCTAAAAATCCATAAGGTTTGTACCAGTCTGGGTTAGCACCAAATTTCTGAGTGATTCTAATTCCACTAGAAAATATCATCTTATAACTTCAAACTGGTCGGATTTATACTCCACACATACAGTCCGAAGTGGATTCATTTGATAACAGGAACTCGTAATAAAATAGTAATTGCCAGCAGGAATAGAATGGGGTATTTCAAAAGAGCCAATATTTTGAAAATATGTACCACCATTGTTTATAGGAGAAAGTGTGGGGAGAGTATACATTACTCCATCTATTAAGGTTCTGGTGATAGTTGAAGGAATATCTGTATTCTTTTTGAACTTAATATTATATTCTAGTATCTCTCCAGCCTTAACTTGTTGTTGTTTAACTTTGGGGTTTTGCAAGATTTCTAATGGTTTATACGGATAAATTAGCCAAAAAATTACAAGCATTTCAAGAATAATTGCTGGTAAAATAATAAATAGTAAAACTACATTATGCCATTTCATTTTTTAATTACGATATTGATAACAACTCCCATAAAGGCTATGAGTATCATTCCAATCAGTCCATAGACTATGCGTTCTAATGGAGTTACCCTTGAGTTAAATTCTAGCTTACTAACAAAATTATCACATTTATCCAATATACTTTCTACCTTTTCTTCTAACCTGATGATAGTCTCAGTTATTTTCATAGAGAATTTTATTGTGGAGTATCTTCTCCAGTAAGTTGATACTGTCTTACATTACCCAGAATCTGTTTTAAAGTCTGTAACTTTGCCATCGCTAGTCTAGGGTCATCGGTAATCTTGGGAATATAGTTTTCTTGAGCAAATTTAATATCTGCATCTGACATTCTAGCTCCCTGAAAGGCTTTGGTAGCAATCTGTAATAATACTCCATATTTAGAAGTTAAATCTACTGACCTTTGTGAAGCTCCAGAACCACCAAATAATTTCATTTTAACTGCATCCGATAATCCCCCCATCGGTCCAAAAGACACATCGCCACCAGATAATATTTGGTCTATCATCTGCTCGGCTGCAAAACTGTTAGCCATTGTATCAGTGGTTTTTTGTTTGTTTTCATATAACTTCATGGCTCCAGCAAAGTCACCCTTTTTTAGTGCTTTGGCTAGTGCTAGTTCTCTAAGTTGAGATAATATATCTTCCTGACCACCACCAGTTTGGGTATTGGGAATCCAGTCATTTTGTTGTGCATCCCATCTCCATTGTCCCTCTGGCGATAGAATGGGCTCTGGTTGAGCTGCCTGAACTGGTTGAGTATTCATAGGATTAAATGGGGTTTGTGGTTCTTCCATTGTGCCCTTAGCTGTATTGGCTCTAGTTAAAAGATTTACCAGCATATCTTGACTTTCTGGTGCTACATTAGATAATCCCTTCATACCCCTAGCATATAAATCCTGTATTCCCTGCATTGGTGCAGCACTGGTTTGAATACCACCCAAGATTGGAACTGATGAGAACGGTCTCATTTTAGCTTGAGCTTGTTTATTTACTCCTTCAGTTACTCCCCTGATTGCAGATAGTTCTCCATAAATCTTTTGCAGTTCTGGATTTTTACTAATTAATTCGCTTAGAGCATCATCCATAGCTTGAGCTGCCACAGTTCCTTCATTACTTTTACCCTTACCTAAAATACTTAGAGTTTTTTGTTTTAATTTAATTAAATCAGCATCAGTTAATTCTGTACCTATTTTATTTATCTGTTTAGACCAGAAATCTACATTCTTTTGAGGAGCTCCTTTGACCGCAACATCTCTTTCTAATGAATAGGCTTCCTTAAATAAATCAACTAGGTTTTTACTTTGGTGAGTGTTTTTACCCTTCCCAGCGGCATCTACTAATCTATTAAGGGTATCATTATAGTCTTTTCCAATCTGTTCCTGCATCTTAACAGCTGGACCAGAATATCCCCTATCAAATGAAGTCTTAACAGCCTTTTGAGTTTTTTCGTATGCTCTTGGGTCTGTGACTTTTGTTACTGGGTCTATAACTCCCTTTCTAGCTGTATTAGCACGTTTTTGTAGTGAGTTCTTAGTTAGTCCTCCCAATATTTTATTTAATACTCCAGCAGTCACTCCTCCAGTTACAGCAGAATTAACTACTGTATCAACATTAGCATCTGGTTGGCTGGCTTCAAACAGTCCTCCAGAAGCTGCACCAGGCATAACTGCCTTACTCCAAATACTAGCTCCCTTACCAAATGGAACTGCATAAGAAGCTAGTCCAGCCCCCTGTCTAGCCAAATCTTTAAGATAGTCAGTGGATTTAGTTTTGTTTTGTTCTATAAATGTGGGCTTATATGAAGATAATTCTCTAATTTCATTTGGATTTAATTGTTGTCCAGTAACAGATTTTCTAAATGCAGGACTAATTGCTAAGAGTTTAAGACTTTCTAAGGCACTTGCTCCACTTCTACCCACCGAGGTAAAAGGAGATGCCATTGTTTTGATGATGTCTGTAAGAATGTTTGCCATATATTTTTACCAACTACCAGAGTTGGTTGGTTGTAGTTTTACTTGCTTATCTACCCATGCTTGGTTGGGATTGAAAATACCATTCCAGATTCTTTGGAATATATTAGGTTGTGAAACTGGTAATGGTGTTTGTTGTAATCCCTCATTAAATGGTTTAGATACATCCATTCTAGCTGGACCATTAGATTTAGGTGGGGCATTGGGCTTAGGTTCAGTTATAGTATTGCCAAATAAATCTTCAATTCTAATTCCTCCACCGCCAGAACCAGCTTTATCTAAATTAAACTTTTGCAAAGCTAAATCATTTTCAAATGCCTGTTGGGAGGCTGCCCTTTCAGCTTGGTCTTGCTGGAATAATCTTTCCCACATACTCTGTCCTTGGGTTTGGTACATATTAGCCATCTGTTGCATGGCTCCTAATCCAGATTGCCAAGCGTTCATACCAGAATCAATAGTCTCATCTACTCCTCCAGTTCTAAGCCTTAGTAAATCATTTAGGGTCATTAGGGGAGTAACATCGGCTGCACGTCTGGAAGCTACAACTGATTGTTGTTGGGTGGGAGATAGAATTGATTGGGGCATACCCCTACCCTGCACCATATTGGCTACATATTCTCTGGCATTAGTGGGAGCAGTTAAGGCAGTTTGAGCAGCTTGTTCTCTTTGTCCAGATAGGGGATCTCCATATCTTTCAGTAATAGCCTGTCTTAAAGTATTTTGTAAAGTAGAACCACCCTGCGAGGCTTTAATAGCTTCTTGGGATTGGGTTTGGGCTCTGGACATTAATTCATTTGCTGGTGCGTAATCTACCATATTAAATTAAAAGAGGATTATTTTGCAGGTACTGGCTGGCTACTTCTCCTCCAGCATACTGACTTGCTTCAAATAACCTTCTCTTTTGCTCCTCTTGTTTTTGACCCGATACATCAGTATCAATGGCTGTTGTTCTATCAGCAGTCCATTTACGCCTATAAGTATCTTCACCTGACTGTAAATCTTCTAAGGCTCTTTGTCTGGAATTAAGTGAATTTTGAGCCTGTAAATCAGATTTGCGTTGATAATCTGTGGTATCTTGAGTATAGTCTGTGCCTAAATCTTCTTCTTTCCTAAATCTTTCTCCAGAGTGGTATAGACCTACTCCAGAGTAACCCTCTTTAGTTTGGTCAAGTGCATCTTCAAATTTACGTTTAGCAGTTCCCAGATAACTTTCGGTAGAAGCAGTTAATTCTTTGCGGATTGATTCATCATCGGAGATAGACCTTTCTCTTTGTCTGGTAACTCCAGTAATATAGTCATTTAACTCGGCATTATAATAGGGGTCAAATCTTTCTTCGGCTGATAACTTAGCTAAATTCTCATCAAAAGCAAAAGGATTGGTTTCCAGATATTCATTAAACTTGCGGTATGGTTCATCTTTGAGATTTTGGGCTTCCAGTACAGCTCCTCTGATTTGTTCAAATAATTGGTCAGCAGACATAATTCCACCCCCTCCACCATAATTACCACCACCACCACTGCTACCACCCTGACTATTTAACCACTCATTATACCTATCCTGTTTCCATTGATTAGAAAGGTCTGGATTGTCAGATGAACCGAAGCCTCCTGGTTCTGGGTCTGTATATGCCATATGTTAAAAGTTCCTCATTGGAACCTCTTTACTAATAATAACACTAATTATAACCTAATTTCAACTGGTTGATGTACTAGTGCTTGTTGAACTTGAGGTTGACGTTGTTGTCGTGCTAGTACTGGTAGTAGTTGAAGTTGAGGTGGTAGTAGTTAGCACATCTAACATTACCCATCCTCTAGTATCATCTATGTAAATCCAGACGACCTTATCAGTTTTATCATAATAAGTTCTACCTAGTTCTGCTTGGGGTTTTAAACCAGATTTCTCATAGCCCTTAAATCGCATAATATTAGTCATCTCTGAATCTAGGGGAAAATCCTCGTAAGTCTTGATTGATTGTTCTTTATATTCAACAGAAGATAAATAATTTCCATACTTGTCTTTATAATTTCCTTGTTTGATTTCGTCTTTGTTGGTGATATTTACTTCAGTCATACTAGGTAGTTCTGGGGAGCATGAAATATATCTATTCCCAGTACCTTAGAATATACACCTACACTATTTTCTACGCCCTTAAATTTAATCCTGTTACCATGTACCTGTTCTGGAAACTCGTAATAGATTTCGTGGTCATTGGTTTGAACTTTACCCATAGGTCTCCAGGGAGCATCATCTATGGAATAATATAACCTGATACGTTTACATTGTTGGATATAAAATTTTAAAGCCTTAAATTGGGTTCTGGCATGAATCCCTGCTGGATAATAATTGTGAGTTTGGAAAGTAGCTGAAATAGTGGTTCCAGAATGAGTAGCCTGAGTATTGCCAATTTGATATACCCTACCATTATCGGCTCCAAAATATATCGAATCACTAGCTGTTACTAATCCGTTATAGGTATCTTCTGAAGATTCATAATAATCATCAGCTGATTCATAAGTCATTTCAGACCTGTCATCTCGATATGAGGCATACATAGTGGGATTATGAGCTAATGATTCTACTGATACGATACGAGACCTAGCTATATCAAAGATAACAGCACAATTATTAATTGTAAGATTTTCGTATGTATTTGATATATCTCCCAGATAAATACAATAATAATCTCCACTAGTATAAGCACATAGTTTATCTAAGTTTATTGAAGATACCCCATCAATAATAGGTTGGATTTTCCTTGATAATAAAGTGACTTCTGTTCCGTTTATCAGATATATTCCAGACTTATGAAAATAGACTGTTACCCCAAAAGTAGCTATTTCTTTGACAGTTCTACAGTTATTTGTACCAGGTGCTCCAGAGATTTGAGTTAGAGAATTAGTATCATATCTCCACAAAGTATTCTCCTTAAAAATTAATAATCTTCCGCTGTTTTTAGCAAAGGCTTTTATCTTATCTCCGTCTTTGGGTTGTACATCGAACCAGTTACCAGTGTTAGAAGTATCCCAGGTAATATTATATGAAGTATCTGGCAAAGATGACATATTAACTCTGGATTCATAAGATGTAGAACCAATAACTGTATTCCCCAGATATAGTTTATCTCCATAAGAAGTTACGATTCTAGCTTTTGGAGCATCGGTTACATTAGTCGTAGTCAGCCAAGTAGTCCCGTCATAATATCTGGTAGCATCTGAATAATCTACCATAAACAGTCCATCCAAAAAGGTAGCAAATTCTGGCTTAACATTAGAGGTTAAAGACATGCTCTGGGCTGTCCAGACACCCGTATTTGAAGTATAAACATAGGCATCAGCACTTGCAGCTCCCTGCATGACTGCAACCTGTTTAATATTGTCTCCATAATAGAAATTAGTTAATGCCAAAACAGAAGTTACTCCAGTAACTGCACTCCCCCTAGTAGTATAGCCAGGACTTTTCCTGATACCGCCGATATAATCTCCAGCAAAATTAACCAGCATCTGCATTTCATCTGGGTTATTTTGCAAAGGGGACATAACCATGTTCATGCCCCCAGATATGTCTCGGATGGGAAATAGTATCCAGTTATCCATATTACCAATCTTCCTCATTAACTATGTGCCTTCCATACGTTTGATTACGATATTTCTGGCCCATAAATTTTTTAAGTTGTCTAGTTTGGTTAATCTTGTTACGCATCTGATTTAGTACCTGTAGTAAGTATTCAAATCTATCTTCATGGTATTTGGCTTGTTTGGGGTCATTTTTAAGATTCCACATTTCAGCTGCAACGTAGTGATAATAAATATCTGGCAAAGGAATTATTAAGGTATCATCAAAACTATCTACATCAGTAATTGTTTCATAATAGTATAGAGTAAAGTCTAGCCCTGCTGTAGCTGGTGCTTTACCCAAGACTAAATGACTATTTTCTAGGTCAATAGTAAAATCAGTTACGCTATCGTCATCATCGGCATCATTATCGGTATATAAAGCATCAAATTCAATTTGTGGTCTATATATCAATCTATACGTTTCATCAATAGAAGTTCCAGACACATAGTTAAAGGTCACATAGTCTAATCTTTCAAAGCCTGTGGGCAAATCATATCTTCTGGTAGAGGCTACAGTATCATAAGTATAACTTTCCTTTAGAAACCACCACTTGCGGTTCATACCCTTAATAATATCGTGTAAGGAATTTATGTCATCTATGATTTGTTGGTCTATATCAGCTATATTGGCAATTCCTGGTATTTTAGATTTGATTCTTTTAACTACATGTCCTACCTGATTGCGGTCATAGCCATCAGCTGGAGCTGTACCAGAATATCCCGAATATTGAGCAGTAGCAGAATTATAATATCTAACCCTATATTCATAGGTATCTGCACCAGTTTCATGGGTATATTGTGTAGCTTCCCTTCCCCAATCAAAATCCTGATTAGTGGTTACAGAAGTCCAATCTCCAGTACTGGAAGTTCGATAATCAACATTAAACTTATTGTAAGGTACTTTTTGAATAGACTCATCTTCGCTGTGAGCAAAACTTAGAGCAGTTATAGTAAGAGTGGTAACATTAGATGGAGTAGCAGTTAAGTCAGTAACTTCTGTTTTCTCATTTCCTATTCCTCCAACTAAGATTAAATCATTATCAATAAATCCCGTAGAATCTTCTACAGTTAAAGAAGTTCCAGACGAATATGCAGAAGAAATGACTGTATATGGATATTCTAGGGGAATTGGATTGGAAATGTCTAATACTTTCATATTATTTTTTCTTTATAGAACTGTATTTTTCTTTTTTATAATCTTCTATATCTTTTTTAATAACAGTTCTACAGGGAGCACATAAATCTAAAACAAGACCATCAGATATAACTTGGTCTAATGGTTGCTTAAATTCTTTTTTGCATTTGTCACAAATATATGTAATCATAATACCTCCTAAACAAAACAAGACCTTCTTAATGGATAATATAAAGTTGTATCTTGGGTTGAGTCTAGCGTTGGAATAGTTGTTCCAGTATAAGATGTTAAGTAATCAAGATGGATACGACCCACACCACCAGTGCCTCCAGCAGCATGTGGAGCTGTTGGTGTTCCTGCACCTCCCCCAGATGCAGTAATTTTATTGCTCCCTAATACTGCGGTTTGTGCCTTTATTAAACAAGAACCACCAGCACCACCTCCAGAACCAGCAGTACCACTATCTGCTGATTTAATACCATTTAAAGTAATAGAGCCAGTTATTTCTGATAAATTTCTTGTTATAATTAAAATTATTCCACCACCACTGCTAGTAGATGTAGTTCCAGCCCCACCAGTAAATCCTCCCTGTCCACCCCCACCTCCAAAATTCATTGTTATTAGGCTTGCTGTTCCAACTGCTCCTCCCCCAGTGCCACCTGCTCCATCTCCATTTGCCCCATTTGTTCCAGCAGCACCATTACCACCTCCACCCCCACCTGAAGCTGATCCAGTATATTCATCTAATCCTCCACCTCCGCCATTTCCATTAGCACTAGATGTTAGTGATTTAGCCCCAGCAGTTCCCTCTCCACAATATTGAGGGTTATTATCGCCTCGTCCATCTGTAGAAGCACCAGATAAATAACCCTTACCAGTTGCGGTCAATGTTCCAGTTATCGTTGTTGTGCCACTACAGAAAAATGGGATTATTCCCCCTACAGTTCCATTCCAAGCCTTAGCTGTTAAAGTGTGTCCAGAGTTCTGGGTAAAAGAAGAATATTGGGGCATTACAATTACTTGAGATAGGGCTGCATAGGTATTGATTAATGGTAAAGTTAAAGTAATTGTTCCTGCGGTATAGCTTGATATTCTATTAAGTTCCCACTTACCCACATTAGCTGTACCTCTGGTTTGATGGATTAAAATAAGTTGTCCTCCAGCAAATGAAGCGTTTGTAGCTGATAATGAAGTTTGTCCAGCTGTTCCAGTACACGCACTATCAATTGGTGCGTGGGTAGCACTAGCACTAGAAGAATAAGCCCCATCAGAGCCATTACCAAAGCCATAAAACCACTTACTTGTATCATCACTGCGAAATTGTCTAGAGGCCATAAGACCTCCTATCTATTTTTTGGATGGTCGTATTTCCTATGACAACTGATGCAAAGTTGTCTCCAGTCCGACATATCTCTTTTATAAGTTCTACTAATGTTTGACCATTCATAAGAAGTTGCTTTTTTATCCCCGCATAAATCACATTTTGTAGCCAGTCCATAAGTTTTATAGATGTACATATGTTTAGCTTTAATTTTAGCTTTTTCTCCAAGCCATCTCCTACTATCTTTACCAGTTTTACCCAATAGTGATTTACGAATTTTTTCTCCAATAATAGAAGCTGTTTTAATTCCCTTATTCCAAGAAATTTTACTGCATCTAAAACATTTACAATCCTTTTTATGTTTTGGAGGAAGATTTCCTTTTTTAAAATGGGTTCTGCCTGTATTTGACATAATCCCATTATATCATCTGTTCTAAAATAATTAAATTGTGACATATTATGCTGTCTGGATGTATTGTTTTACAACCAGATTTGTTCTTACTCTACCAGTTGATAATCCTGATGTAGCAGTATCTATATCTAGGGTCATTCTATCTCCAGCCGATAAAGCAGTTACCGAAGGAGTATTGCCCGTAGATAAAACTGCTGTTCCTGTGACTGATATACCAGCTGATAAGATTGTTGTTCCAGCCTTATTAACATCTATAGTTAAAGTTTTATCAGTCCCAGGGGCAGTATCAACTTCAACCTCTACCGTTTCAATTACCCATTTACCAGCTACAACTGTAGCGGGAATTGTAAATTCATCCTTACCAGTACCAGCAGAAATATCAGCAGTAGATAAAGAAATTACCGACCTTATCCATTGTCCTTTATACGCATCTAATAAGTAACCATCATAGGTATCAGTTCCAGTACATATCAATAAAAAGGCATCAGTAGCTGCATTGGTACAATTTAAGGCTGGAGCATTACCATCAGCCCATGTAACAGTGCCAGGGAAAGTAACTGTATGGGCAGTAGAATCTCCCCAAACTAATTTAATAATCATTATTTTTCCAGCAGTCATATTAGAGGCTGTAAGAGTAAGATTACCAGTAATAGCAGTTATCGTATGAATCATTCCATCATTTCTATCTAGAGCTACGGAAGAGGCATAGGCATGAGAAGCAATAGTTCTATTATCAATAAGTTCTTCTTCAATGGCTTCAATAGCATCATTGGCATCTGCGTGTTGGGTAGCATGGGCTGGAGAATTAGTTTTATCAGTAGAAGTTGGATTAGTAAAAGTATCTTTGGTCGTTGGAAATGTGATTGACATAAGTCCTCCTTAAATTAGTATATACCAAAATTTATTTAATTACTAATTTTGGTGTATCTGTATGTATATTTATCTTAGCATTATTTTGAGTAATTTTCATACTGGTTTGTGTTTTAGTAATGATTATTCTTGGTCCATACATTGATATATCAACATAGGTAGTAGTTGTAGATGTACTTGTAGAGGTTGAGGTGCTGGTTGTAGTGGTACTGGTAGAACTGGAAGTTGAGGTGCTTGTAGTAGTGGTGCTGGTACTGGTAGTGGTCGATTCAGTACTTGTACTGGTAGAACTGGAGGTACTAGTACTGGTTGTAGTCGTTGAACTTGAAGTGCTACTGGATGTAGAAGTTGTAGTGGTACTGGTAGAGGTTGAAGTACTGGTAGAACTACTGGTACTGGTAGTGGTAGTAGAGGTACTTGAACTGGTACTGGTAGTAGTCGTTGAGGTTGAGGTAGTTACACTTACCGTTGTACTGGTACTGGTCGAAGTTGATGAACTTGTGCTTGTAGTTGTAGTACTACTAGATGTACTTGTGGTAGTAGTTGAAGTACTTGTTGAGGTTGAGGTCGTGGTAGTTGAGGTAGAACTGGAGGTACTGGTACTGGTTGTAGTCGTAGAACTGGAAGTTGAACTGCTAGTACTTGTAGTGGTCGTACTGGTTGATGTTGTGGTGGTTGAGGTACTAGTCGAACTGGAAGTTGATGTGGTTGTAGTTGAGGTTGACGAACTTGTTGATGTACTAGTGCTGGTACTGGTAGTTGTGGTGGAACTAGATGTACTGGTTGATGTGGTAGTGGTTGAACTGGAAGTGCTAGTAGATGTGGTAGTGGTAGAGGTACTGGAACTGGTACTGGTTGTAGTTGTAGAAGTAGAAGAACTTGTAGAGGTTGTAGTTGTACTGCTAGAAGTACTACTGCTTGTCGAGGTGGTAGTAGTACTGCTGGAAGTAGAACTAGAGGTAGATGTCGTTGTAGTTGATGTACTGGATGAAGTAGAAGTAGTCGTGGTACTAGAACTGGTACTACTAGAGGTGCTTGTAGTTGTAGTACTTGTGCTAGAACTTGTTGAACTAGAAGTAGAGGTAGTTGTTGTCGAGCTGGATGTTGATGTACTAGAACTGGTACTTGTAGTAGTTGTGCTACTTGAGGTAGAGGTAGTTGAAGTCGAAGTACTACTGGAAGTACTGGTCGATGTCGATGTAGTGCTGGTAGAGGTAGAACTGGACGTCGAAGTGGACGTAGTGGACGTTGATGTACTTGTACTGGTTGTAGAGGTGGAAGTAGTAGAACTACTTGATGTAGTAGTAGAAGTAGATGTTGTTCCACCTGCTGTATAGGTGGCATAGATGGAGAACATATCTGCACCACTCATCCCAGATGGGTTAGTTGGGGTATTATAATTATTATCACTTTCGTATTCTCCACCAGCCCCAGAGTCTTGCCTACCATAATATCCACTTCCTCCAGTAACTATACCTACATAATAATTATTTCCACTTACTACTGTTGGTTTTGATGTATATGTAATGGTTGCAAAACCGGTACTAGATGTTGTTCCGGCATCAGAAACTCCATTTGCTAATATAACACGAGGATTACCATTGTTAGTTACTATACCTTTCCATGATTTTCCGCTAGAATAAGAGGCTAAACTTATACTATCTACATTACCTGATATACTTGCCAAAGCATTATTTCTTACTAATAAACAACAATTAGCTGAATAATTATTACCACTACTAGCACCCCTATTTGTATACCCAAACGTAGGGTCAACAATCACGGGATAAACTGCTTCATCTAAAAACTTTTGAGGAATTGTTACGGTAAGCAGTTTGCTGACTACATCAACATTCAATTCTCCCCATACTTTGTTGCCTTTACTATCGCTTATTTCTGGTCGGTAGATATGAAATGCCTTACCTGTTTTATATTCCATTCCCGCACTATCATTCATACCACCTTTAGTCTTGTGATAGACTGCATAGCTTCCCACTACATTTTCAGGTCTATTTGCACCTCGGTCTTTTTCTTCTTGAGTAAGTTCTGGCTGGTAAAAGAAATTTAACTCTTTAGTTTCAATGCTAAACTCTAAAACATTTGAGACGGGTGGTTTATCTAAGACCACATTAAACTCATACGCACCTTCTGGATGTTGGTCGCTTGTACCCAGATCAAAGTATTCAGCTTTTACATCTCCATTTTCCCAAATAATCTTTTCATCTTCTTGAGTAATTACCTCATCTGCTTTTTCGTCTGTTTTTAATCTAGCCGAGAAGTTTACTTCATTTGACCATCTAGACACTTTAACCTGTGGATAGAATTGATTTGGTTGTTTGTCATCTCCCACGACCACTTTTATCTCATCTTTGGGGTTTTCTTTAGCAGTTAACGCATAGGATAGAGTATCCACATTTAATACGGGGATTTTGGGTTCTGATACGATTTCAGCGTCTTCTATAGGCATATTATTCTAATACAGAATTAGTTTTAAAATAAATTACTCCCTCGCTTGTTATCTTGTTGTTTACTAAATCAATGTATTGGGGTGGCATCTTAAATACAGCATACTTGGGGATTTTAGCCAATACATATCCATTTTCTTGGACTGCATACTGTCCATCAGAAAGTTCTCCTGTTGGAGTATCAAAAGTTATTATTTTACTATGGACTTCATTTCCTACTGGATGACCAAATTCTTCTTCAGTAATCTCAGTTTTTACTCCATTTAAAATAGAATAACATTTATTACCTAATATATTGACTCTTTGGATAGATATTACTGGCATAAAAAAAGATTCCAACTGGAACCTCTATTTAATAATATAGCACAATCTATTCTAGTGTAGGAGAGGAAGCTGTGAGGTTCCAATTTATAGATAGATAAACTGGCACTTCCTCTCCTGCATTAAACTAGATGTCTATAATACCTATTTCTGGTATACGATACATTGGATGTTTACTTCCATCCTCTGCTGTCCAATGTCCCCAAGGGTCAAAATGTTGTCCATTATTCTTGTCTATGGGCCAGAGTTCATCTCCATTAGCCCAACATAATTCTGGAACTACTGGAAGTCCTGTATCGTTAGTTGTGTCCTTTGTTTGCCCCCACCAATGCCATACCCAAGAAAGCGTTGTGCCCACCATCCTTAACCCTTCCCTGTAACATCTGGCATCCATATCATAATCTTCTCCACCACCTGGATAAAACTTTTCCTCAAATAATCCATAGGTATTAAGAAAATCACTTCTAAACGTAGTACACCATGTAGCAATCGCATCAATTACGCCATTCTTTTGTCTGGGAAATGAATCTGGTAAGCCCTGAACTTGGGAAAAATCTCCCTTTAATAAAAAGTCGTAATCTTCCTGTGTATATTCTTCTTTATATGGTAATAGGTCAATGTATTTTCCATGTTCCAATCCATATCCCCATCCTGGTTCTCTTGGGCTCATGGGATTAACAGCCATAATTCTTTTATCTTGGTTAAAAGTTTCAATGATACCATCCCACCATTTTGAATTAATAAATTCAATATCATCATTCATACAGGTTACATATTTTGATTTCCACCTTAAACCATGAATAATGCCTTCGTTCATAGACTTAGAAAATCCGAGGTTTCTATGTGGTCTTAATTTAAGGTGAATCCGCTTATCATCTGGTAAACCATTAAGAGTTTGGTCAACTACAATTACTGCACACTGTGACATATCAGTATACTTATATAACGAATTTAGACATTTTGTGATATATGTAGGTCTAACTGGATTGATGACAAAGGTGGTAGTAATCATAATAATCCCTTATTCCATGCTTCTGTAATAGTATAAAACTCTGTCTTGTCATCCCAAGGAGTTCCCCTAATCTCTACTTGTTCAAATCCATTTCTACCACTTTCATCTGGTGTCATCATATTCCAGGTGTGCATGTGAACTATCTCTGGTACATCATCCACAATTACGATTTTGTCATAATCAAACAGCCCCTTGTTATAGATACGGTCAAATATAATGTAATCCATATCTTTTAGGGCTTTGTAGACAGCCAGTTTGTCTAGGTTAATCTTGTCCTCTGGAGCTGCTGGATAACCGTTAGTGTTGGGAGTAATAGACCAACCAGGAGCCTTAAATATCTTGGCATAGCCTAATTGTTGAGCTCGTTTTAGATAATTGATAGCAGTATCATAATCCCACCCATAACACTCAAAGTTAGATTCATGATTCCAGCCATGTTGGGCTATTTCTATCCAGTCAAATCTTCTCATTAAATCCAACATCACTTGACTAGTTTTATCTGGAATAGTGAATAAGGTTATCCTAAAATTGGGATATTTTGACTTCCAGTAGAATAAAAAGTTTAATCCATTTCTGCTGTAATGGTCACAGAAGTCATCAGCTTCACAGATTGCTAGTGGTTTTATCTCCCAAGTATTCACAGGTTTTTTAATAAGGTATAACACACCTCATTTCTATTTTTATAATGTTCACCAGAATAAGATTGTCCTACTCCTCCCTCTGGTAATTCGGTTAAGTCAGATTCACTATCTATGGGAATGACAACATTATCACCAAAGTTAAGTAGTTTATTGCCCAGACATAAATACACATCATCTAAGGATTTCTTGGGTAGTTCTGGATGTATGGCTCTTATTTCCAGTCCAGCCATAAGCAAATGAGTAGGTACAAAATAGGTACGGATAATAATATCAACTGCTGTAGGCACAGTTACTTCTCCTCTATTGATTGGAGTATCGTTAGTATAGGGAGTTTTACCCTCTCCGAGGATAGAACCCTCCAGTCCTAAGATTTCATTATTAGTAGCATAAGTTAAGAAGTTTTCTAATGTATGTGTACGAACTGTAAGGTCATCGTCAATAAAAAAGCAATAATCGCTGTCAGAAGCTGCACCAATACCAAAACGAATAACAGGTAAAAAACTAGCAGAAGCCTTGATGGTAATGACCCTCTTATCTTCATAGTTTATATCTGGATTATCTATAAATATAATAATTTTTTCTGGTTTAACCGTACCAGATAAAAGATCATCTACTATCCGTTTTAAGTTATTTTCTCTTTCTTTATAATGACTTAATATAATAGCAGTTATGCTCATAATCTTACTGGTTCCTTTCTAAAATATACTCCAAAATAACTATATCCATATTGAAATCCATTTAACTCTTTCCATTGGTCATCAACAAATAATTTACTTACATCAGCTTCTGTCATAAAATCATTCTTTTCTGTAGCTGGTGAATTTGGTTCGTTTTTATAAGCCCAAGATGTGCCTCCAAGCGGAACTGTGATAATAATTAGTCTGCGTATCTTCTGTTTTAATTGATTAATAAAGTGGTGCATATCATCTAAATGCTCTACTGTTTCAATCGTGACTGCTACATCTGCTTCTGGTAATTCATAAGTATTTAGATCTGCATTGATAAATTCAATGTTATCTCTTTTCCATACTCGTTGTGCATGGTCAATACATCCATCATCAACTTCAATTCCAACTACATTTTTAGAATGATATGACAATATATGTGAACCATATCCAGTACAACACGCAGCATCTAATACTGTTTCATGTGGATAAACCCATCCAGCAGCCAAATGGTATCTAGTAATGTGTGGTGTATTAGCACCAATAGCCCAGTTATATGGGTCTCCTCCGTAGTGTCCAGAAATAGTTATTCAATAAAACCAAAATTGAAGTATTTTAAATATGCTTCATTTCTGGCATTAATAGCCTCTTTAATATTTTTATAACACCCTATATGTATAGATTTATTTTTATATATTCTAACCCTATATCTTTTGTTAAGTATTTCTATTCCTCTATATCCAGAAGTGTTTGTATTATGTAACTTACTATTTAAAGCATTAACCATTTTATTAGTTGTTCTTAGATTTGATTTTCTGTTATCTAGTTTATCTTGATTAATATGGTCTGTTATCATTCCTTTTGGAGTATTATTAATAAATCTGTGCATCATAATTAATATGTTTTTGTTTTTACCATGTAACCATTGACTTCTTTGAGCATATCCAGTCTTTCCATAGTGCCATTTCCATTGGTTTAGGTAATCAAAAATATCTTCATCGACTATAGTATATTGATTTTTTGTTAATTTAATTTTCTTATATCCACTCATTATTTTTTAAGCAAAAATAAAGTGTTATATACTCTATCTTCGTTTATTCTTGAATCATTAATAACAGTTTCTAAATTTAGTTTATTTTTCTTAAATTCTTTTTCTAGTACTTGCATTGAGTATTCCTGTAAATGAGTATCATCCCATGATTTATCATCTGTTCTATCCATTTTATTTACGCTGTTTAAATGAGAACCATCTTCTAATAAAGATCTCCACAATACAATACATACATATTTACTACTTACTCTAGTAGCTTCAGCTATAGCATTTTTATAATCATTGGTATGGTCTAATGAGTGCATCAAAAGTACACATTCCCAACTATTATCTTTTTCGTTTAATTTACGCATATCTCCAGTTTCCCATTCAAGAGTTGGAAAATTATCTTTAGCTACCTTAATCATAGAACTAGAATAATCTATTCCCTTGTATTTTATTGGATAAGCGTGTTTAATAATTATTTCTCCTATCGGTCCAGTACCACAACCAACATCAAGTAAAGATACTATTTTTAATTCATTTAATAATTGCATTAAATACATTCTGTGCTTTTGTTCTCCATGTTGATATAAAGATTTAAAATTATCCCAGTATGTTGTCATATAAGTCTTTCTATTAAAATTAATAAATCCCTGATTCTGGCATCTATGGTAAATCTTTCCCTACCAATTAAAAATCCTCTGGCTGCTATTTTCTGTCTGGCACTATCGTGGTTTAGATAATAACTTATCTTTTGTTTACATTCTTCTATGGTATTAAAATATGCTACTCCATCTCTTAAAAACAATTCCATACCTGGAGCGTAGTGGGCCAGCAGAAAACCACCAAGGGTTAAAACTTTGCCGACCCTGTTGCTCCAGTACCCCCAGGTAGAGTCATCCACACTAAACTGGAGGATAATCTTAGATTCTGCAACTTTAGTCGCAAAATCATCTCCCCAGACCGCAGGCTCAGCATCTAACCCGAAGGAGAGCCAATCCTGGGAATTTGGAGAGAAAACTTTAAGACTACAATATTCTGCAATTTTAGGTAGCCAATCTTTCCGCAGTCCCTGTCCTATGCAACTGCCGAAAAATGTTACATCATATTGTTTAGGTAAAACTTGTGGAGAGATATTCTCATCAGCCACATCAAAGGGAAAATAGTATTTATTGGGAATAAAATCATATTGGGGGTGCATGACATCATTACCTAAATATAGGTCAGATTCTAAAACTACATCTTTGTGACTGTGGGGAAAACCATCCATCCAGTCCCATACCCAGTACAAAACCTTAGCTCCAGATTCTTCTCTCAGTTTACTAATATACATGCGGTCATCAAAGGCATGCCATTTACAAATAATATTAATGTCTGATTTTAAATCCAAATATTGATTCCATTCTTCGTTGACCTCACCACGACAATGTTCTCTCCAAACATCTCTGGGGATAAAGTTGACAATCTGTTTATGTTTTCTTAGTGAATTTACCAACAACACCTCATCCGCTATTTCACCAGTCATTCCAACTTGGGTATTTCCTATGAAATTGATTTTGTGTTGTTTGTATGGCATAAGACAACTTCTACCTCATATAACATCTTAGTTATTTGTTATACTTTGATATAAATAAGTCAATATCTTTAAAATCTTGGATTCTTTCTTTAATGGTTTCGTTATCCCAATCCCACCATTTAATGTTTAAGAGTGCTTGTATTTGTTTATATTCATAACGATACTTTAAAACTCTAGCTGGATTACCACCGATAACAACAAAGGGTGGAAAGTTTTTAGTTACAACCGCATTGGCTCCCACAATTACTCCATCGTCTAAGTGAACTCCATCCATTATAAAAGCCCGATGTCCTATCCAACAATCAGAACCAATTACTATCTTTCCCCTGCTTACTGATTTCTCAAAATAATCTAGTCCCTGCATTTCGGTAAATGGATAAGTAGTAACTGCTTTGGGATATTTGACTACTACATGGTTCATGTGACCACAGAAAGTTACATAATCTGCTACCGATGTATAGTTACCCAATTCAACCTCTGGTTCATAGTACTCGTTAATAAAATTACCACAATAAGAATATAATCCAGCCTTGATTGATTTGTATTGAGTGTCGTTTAGTATTTTCCCCATAGAGGTTTATATTTCAATTTATCCATTGGTATTGTAAAGTTAGCTTCCCAGATTCCATCGTCGGTTCTAGGAAAGCCCCATTTATCTTCAAAGTATTTAAAGTTGCGTTGCCAATGTTCGTGATTAGCTGGATTGAAAGTTCCAGAAGTTTGTGAGAAATGATAAACAAGTGAGTTTTGATTTTGTACTGGCTGAACTCCAGCTAATTTTATTTTATATTCCAAATCACTATCGCTATTTGAACCCCAAGGGTCATAATTAATATCATAACCTCCAATTAAATCCCATAGCTCTCTTTTAATAATAAAAGGTAAATTAAATCCTGTTCTACAAGATGGATAAGGAGGAACATGTGTTTCAGAATAATCTATAAATTTTTCTTTATCAAAATCTCCACCTGCCACTCCACAAAAATATTTAATAAAAGTAGGTGCTCCTTCATTTGGTTCTACTAATTGAGGAGAAATACACGAGTAGTCATTTCCAATATTATGAAACAATTTTTCTAGCCAGTTAGGTGGATAAATCTGATCATCATTACTTACCATTATCCATTCGGTATTGGTCATAGCTACTGCTGCATTTACAGCCTTACATTGACCCTGTTCCCATAAGTTGATTCTGGTAGATTTGGGATGTAAATACATTGGTAAATAACCAGGATCATTTCCATTAGAAGCTACAATCACTGGAATATCTGGAACTGTTTCACCCAAAGACGAAAGGCAATTAGCAAAAGCAAAATGTATTTTTTTATCTTGAGCTACATCTCCAGTAGAATTAAGAGTGGGAATAATAATAGTTAGATTATTTTTCACAAGACAATAAGAGTTTGGCTTCACCTTTACGCCAAGCTACTTCTCCTTTTAAAACTATAACATTTTTAAATCCAGCATCTTCAAATAATTTCTTGAGAGTTTCTTGAGTATAGCCCCATTTATGAGAGGGATGGTCTGTTATGCCATAGATATACTGAATGGCTTTTTCTTTATCTACACTATAATGAGCTACTAAAGCATCCATATCAGGTAAAGAAATAGCAATTCTACCTCCATCTATAAGTAGGCGTTTCCATTCCGCTAAGAGAACCTGGACTTCTTCCCGATTGAAATGCTCCAGGACATCGTGACATTCAATTATTTCAACTACTTTATCCTGAAAAGGTAATTTAGTCCGAATGTCCCAGAGCATATCAGTTCCACCATATACAGATACATCAATGTTTAAATATCCATCATACCAATAGTCTCCACATCCCAAATGAATCTTAATTCCTTTTCCAACTGGTCTTAGATAATGAATATGTGAATTAATTTCTGCATCCATATAACCTCCTATTTTGGTAGCCAAGTTTTATTATCATATGCTTCTTTGTTATCGAAACTTACTACATAGTCTTTAATGGCAGGATTATGTCCCTGCATTTCTGGAGTAAATTCTGCTGGATAACCCCAGTTACCACCATGTTCTGCACCAAAAGGATGATAGGCTCTTATTCTAGTTGCTATACCAGTTTTATATCCAATCTCTTGTAGTCTGCCACAAATAGTTCTTTCTTCGTGATTCCTGCCAGTCCTGATAACATGTTCCCAACCACCAGCTTTTCTAACTGCTTCGGTACGCATAATACGCATCACAGCACCGCACATGTTTCTCTCTTTGACATCTTCTGGATCATTGGGATCAATTCCTGCTGCACCTATAAATATATGAGGACAAAGTGAGATAGCTCCATAATCAGGTCGTTCATCCATAAACTTAACCATCTGAGTAAGCCAATCTGGGTTTAAATCTGGTACAAAAATATCATTATCTGAAGTAATGAAATATTCTGATTCTGCCATAGCTAGAGCTGTATTCCAAGCGTTGTGGATGCCAGTGTTATACGAAAATCTGGTCTCTAGGAATAGTTTATTCTGTTTGGTCAGTTCATCACAAACATCATTATTGCCCCCATTATTGATGACAAATAGTCTAAATGGATATTTAGTCCTTTCATACAAATAAGTAATAGTTTGTTCGGTGTAATATTGTCTTAGATAACAGGTTACGAAAATATCAATCGCTGAGTTCATGGTGTTCTCCTTTCGCTTTCTCGTCATGGTGTACGATATATACTGGTACATCATAAGTTTTAGTATGATATTTACGAGTATATTTGTAAAACAAAGCAAAATCTTGTCCCCAAGGATTGCCTAATTCACAGATAACCTTATGTGGTTCGGCTTCGTGATTAACCATAAATAAGTCTCTGACTTCTGGAAATTCTAATTGAAAGGCTGCACTAAAATCCCAAGGACTACCCATATAAAGAGTTCTGATTTTGCCATAATTTAATTCACTACAATCCACTTCTCTAATAACTCCATTATCATCACCAGGATAAGCACCTAGTTTTTCATACACAGACCGATGAAAGAAATAAGTACCATTCACAATAAGCCCTCTACCAAATATCTCATGTCCTACCTTTTCTTCTTTGGGTTTAAATGCTCCCCTGATATGTCCAGACCAATCTTTCCAAACATGATAGGAAGCTCCGTTAAACAGTCTATATTTAGGATTTTTTTTAATCATCTGGTTAAATATTTCAAGGGTGTAGGAAAAATACTCATCATCTGCATCTAGCAAGCAAATCCATTTACCCTCAGCATTTTTAAATCCTTTATTCAGGGCTGTCACTCTTTCGTTATGAACAGTCTTAATAAGTTTAGTGTTACTAAAACTATTTACTAAATCATCTATCTCAAAAGTAGAGCCATCATCTACGATAATGTGTTCGTAGTTCTGATAACTTTGGTTAGCTACACTTTTAAGACACCTATTAAGTTGTCTAAGTTTATCTTCGTGCCAGGCGTGGATAGTAGTTACAATGGAGAATTTCATTTTAAACTTCTTCTTTTTAATATAGCTTTTTTTTGATGTTTTAAATCATTATTAATTGCTTCCCATTCTCCTTTTTTCATAATACCACTGGCATCTTTACCACCTGTTTTAAGATTTCTAAAAACCCTTAATTTTGTTCTTATCTTTTCTAATTTCATAGATTCCACTTGTTTTTTATATACTCTCTGTTTTTATCCATAGCTTCATTAACTAACTCACCATGATTCATCATGGAAAAGCCTGTAGCCATACCTATATGATGTGTATTTACTCTCTTGGTAGATTTAAAAGTTAATCCAGCTTTTTCCAGTCTAAACTTAAAATCAATATCTTCTCCCCATCCGATTTCTATATTCTCATCAAACAGTCCTACTTTATCAAGGATTTCTCTTTTAAACATAAAACAGGAGAAATCACAAAAATCTGATAAGGTGTCTCCCTCTACTGATTCTCTTAGCTTCTTAGCTCTATCAGCTCTTCCATAAGGATAGGCATACATAGGAGTAGCCATAACCATATTGGTCATAGTAAGAGCATCGTGCATATCTTCTACCCAATAATCATAGACCTCTACGTCACTGTTAAGCATACAAATATACTCTCCTTCTGCCATCTCTATTCCCTTATTCCATGCCTTAGCTACTCCCTCGTTTTTGTCAAAGCGGAAATACTTATCTACAGCTTGTTGGAAGTTCTCGGTAGCACTTGCTAAATCTACAGTTGAAGCATTGTCTATAATAATAATCTCATATGGTTTGTTGGTAAAATATCTTACACAGCCGATACAATTACCAGTGTAATGTGCATTGGCATAGTCTAGGTTTCTGATTGGGATAATGATTGAAGTCAGTCCTGGTGTCATTGGCTTAAAAAGATTTTATTATAACTATTAGCAAATTTAAGTAGTTCTATCTGGGTTCGATTAGCAAAAGCATCTAGATCTTTAGCAAGACATTTACCACCAGCACCACGTTTGTTATTCCCGTCAAATATTCTTAGATGGTTTTTACCTATCCATTTACGCTTATACATCGCCTCTTTGATAACTTCATAATTCATGCCCCATTTCATACAGTAATCAAATAACAGATTAGCATAAACTACTTTTAGGGCATAAAAAGAGTTAATAGCATACTTAATTGTTTCAGAAGTCATGGTATCGGTTTTGATAATATCCACACTCCCCCTAAATCTAGCCCTATACAGAGCCTCTACATCTTCTATGTAGTTAGTTTGTTCTCCTCCTATAACTATTAAATCTGGGTGTTCACTATCTTCTTGCCAAGTAGCTTCGGTCAGAAACTCTGGATTGTGGATAATAGCATTAGTCCCACAATTTTCTATCAGTCGCTTACAAGTACCAGGAAGTACGGTAGATCTGATAATAAAGACCTTTTGTCCACCACCTAAATCTAATATCTGTTTGATTAGAGCTTCAATTTCCTCTACACCTTTTTGTTCTCCTTGTTCTGTAGGAGTAGGAATACTAATAAAGACATAGCGTTTTCTTTGAGCTATGTCTTTTAAGGTAAGAGTACTTTCCTTTAAGTCAAAGTAGTCTTTGATACCGAAGGTATTGGCTGTAGCCTTCCCAACCATTCCATAACCTAAAATTACTGCATTATCCATATATAATTGGTTCTAACTCTTTTTTAAATACTGTCTCTAAACTACGTTCCTTTCTTGTTCTAATCTGCATAGCCATGGCAATATCATTTTTAAGTCTATTGACAATCATTCCTGCTGTATCTTTATGATAAGACTTCTCGTAGTGTTTGCGTTCTTCTGGAGAGACGTTAGCTGGTCCGTATTCTGTACCAGTGTGTCTACCTTCTCCCATAGCTTCGTTATATCCAGCAAATATATCCCAATTACTTGAGTACTTCCTAAAGATAGCACTATCTCCGAATATATCCCTAAATGGAGGAAAATCTTGATTTAAGACAATCACATTCTTGGTTAAAGCAGCTTCTTGAGTGATGTAGGAATAAGACTCAGATACAGAGGGCATAATAAAAACATTACTCATACGCATAAGAGCCAATACATTGTCATGCTTTATACCCACTCTCCATTCCTCACAGAACTCGCTGGTAAAGGCTAACTCTTGAGGAGATAGACCGTAATCTATTCCAAGGTTTTTAAGTTCATCTCTGTAAGTAACTTTATCACCACCACTGGAGTGAAAATCCACAACAATACATCTCACATCCATTCCCAGTTGTTTGACCATAGCCATTGTCTTGATAACATGTTGTACTTGTTTACCCCTGTCTAGTCTAATCGGATAAATAGCAATCGCATCAGCGTTATAGACATCACGTTTCTGGATAAACTCTTTTAACTTCTGGTCTTTAACTCCATAAATCTCATCTAGGTCACAAGGATGATGTACTGTTCTTACCTTAGACACATCTACATTAAAGTTCTTGGCAATAATGTCTTTAGAGATGTCGTTAAAGAACACATAATAAGAGTTGGGAAAGGGTTTACGCATTAACTCTAGGTATTGGTCGGTAAATATACCCATTAAAGAATTAAGCGTAATAGGGGGTGTTGCAGAGTTAATCCAGTGTAGCCATCTGACATTGGGTAACTTGTCTACGATTGATCTAGCTGCCATTTGGTATTTAAGTTCGGAAGGTTTGTAGACTATATCTTGAGTGATACACACATCCACATCTGATAGGTAAGTTAATAGCTTATCAGCAATACTCTTGACATCATCGTCAAAGGTTTCATCTTTTTTAACTTCATTGTGACAAGGGACATTGGGTACTTTACATAGTTCTACCTCTGGTAAAGCAAAAGCCTCCATTGGTTGGAAGCTCTCTGATACTATTACTTTAGGTTTATAACCATGTCTAACCAGCATTTTAATCTGGTCATTGGCTACTCTAATAAGGGAATAACATTCGTCAAAATTAAAAAAATTAGTAAATATACATATTTTTTTATTAGTATCCATAGTTTCTCCTTACTCCAGTTAATTCCATAGATAAATGTTCTCCATTACTGGAATATAATATTAGATTTTCTATTCTATTATCATTTCTAATTCCATTAGCATGATGTACTACCTCTTTTATTGTTAAATATCTACCAAGATATTTTTCCATTACTAACCGATGCTCTAATACATATTTTCTGTTATCTCTATTTGGATGATTTGGAGAATATATCCACACATAACCAGAACTATGATTAACCCTACCATTTTTATATCCCATCATATGCCCTTTTTTAAATGCGGTTTTCGGAACTAAACCAGTCTTTTTTCCTTTATGCCAAGGAATAAAACCTTTTGAAAATTGATATTTTTTTAACCAAGGAGCTTTTTTATGTTTGAAGTAACAAGCTCTACATTGAATAGAGCCTTTAGAAACTTTCGTTCCACAATATTTGCAATTAGTAAATACGCAGACTTTTTTAGTAATTGGAACCTCGTTCATAGCTGTATTATAGCACAACTAGCTATTATATTCAATTACTAAACTGTAGCTACACAAACTGATTCCAGAAAATCTGGAGTATCGGCTACGATATATAGTCCATTAGGAAAAGGAATTGCTGCTGTAAAAGACAGGCTATGAGAACCGCTAGAAGCATCTGCTTCCGCCTCCCATAAGACTGTTCCAGCTACACTTCCATCCCTAAAGGTTACATTTACATCTCCGCCCTTGGCAGTAACTGTAAATGCCGATAGGTTGCAAGCAGTTGATACTGCTGCCCCATTTGCTGTAACACGAACTGGTGTACCAATAGATTGATTCATATATTCTCCTTATTAAAATTGTCCAGGGGTTACTCCCCTAACTTTTTTTTGCATCATGCCAGAATCAACTACATCCGCTTCTAAACCTCCACCATACCAATTATCTTTGTCTCCCTTGCTAGTATCTGGTATGCCTTCCTGTTCTTCTATGCTTTTTGTTCTGGGAGCTACTGCCTGTCCAGTTACTGGTTGAGCTGTAGGAATCCCATCTACTTCTTGTTGAATTTCTTTAGTTACTTTATGCTTGGCTGCAATATGTCCATCCAGTCTTTCCTGGCTGTCGGTAACATAATTACAGTTTTTAAAAGTGCAAGCATATTTGGCTTCAATTCTTTTTTTAACATCTGCAATATCTTTGGGTTGAACTTCCTCTAAGAAACCATATTTCTTGAGTAGATATTGAGCCATTTGTTCATCATACGCATAAATGGTATTAACTTCATGTTTCCATTTAGCTTGAGCATAGCGTTCATTAATTTCAGAACCATTACGGGGATTATAGATTATAACCTTATCCATAAAGTCCTCCTTTCTTTATTTACTAAGCGAACTGTAGTCCATACCAGCTAGTGCCAATATAGATTTTTAATACATTTCTGGTTGTATCATAGTACATCTGATATTGTTCTGGACCATGTGGTGCAGTTGATGCACTATAGATTTTACCCGCAAATGCTGCAAAGTGTGTTGCCATATTATGATGTAGTAGTTGAAGTTGAGGTAGTAGTTAAATGTGTTTCTACCCACTGACTTCCACTATATATTCCTAATTTTAAGTTGGTCGTATCTAAATACATATCTCCTGCTGCTAATCCTGCTGCATCACTATCTGTTGGTCTTGTACCAGCTACTTGTCTAATGTTTCCAGTAAAACCAGTAACTGTTGTATGTGTTTTAGTTAAATCACTCATATTTATACGGTAGTACTCGTACTTGTACTAGTAGTTGTGGTACTAGTTGAAGTAGTAGTAGTACTTGTTGAACTTGATGTACTGGTTGTTGTCGTTGTGCTAGTACTGGTTGTCGTAGTTGATGTAGAGGTTGTGGTTGTTGATGTAGAGGTTGTGGTTGTACTAGTACTAGAACTACTAGATGTACTTGTACTTGTAGATGTACTAGTAGAAGTAGAAGTAGAAGTAAATCCTGCTTTTACCCAACTAGTTCCGTTATACCTGTATAAATCATAGGTATCTGTATCAAAATACATATCACCTTCTACTGGGTCATCTATAGCTGCTGATTGGACTATCACTCTGCCTGCGAAATTTTGATATTTTGTCATATTCGTCTAAGACAAGGGGAGTTTTTTAGGCTCCCCTTGTCGTTATTACTACGATGAATAAGCTCCAGCGTCTCCTTTAGAACCCCAGACACCTCTCCAATCAGACCATCCGTTTGAGAAACGGGTTCTGGTTTTGAATAGTGCCATACCAGTATCAAAGGCAACATCCTGTTTAAATTCTGGTTTAACTCTCCAGAACCAATTCAGTTTGTGCTGTCTGGTATCTAACAAAAACCACATCGTGTTATTGAGGGTCAAATACTCCCATGCAATAACCTTAAACATTCCCTGATAGATATTGGTATCATTATCAGCTGTACCAGAACGTAAGTTGGAACCTGTAATTATCTTGGCTGTTTTCTCCAAGTCAATAGGAACCACTAACGTATTTGGCATTACCTGAATACGCATACCTTTATCATCTAACTGTTCTCTAAAAGCAATCCTGGCTGTTTCCAGATTGGATTCAGTTAGAGTAATACCAGTAGTACTGGCATTAGATTGAGTAGAACCACCATCGCTTCTCGGATGAATGGTTGAACACAAAGGAACAGCATCTCCACCAGTATAAGAGGTGCTAAAAGCCCGATTAAACACGTTGGCTGCTGAATACTCAGTAGTCCTACGAGCTGCTCTAGCCAGTTGAGCTGGCTTGCCTTTAATCACATTATATTGGTCATCCTCTACCATTTCCTCTGATACTTTAAATCCCTTGGTGTATTTCTGATGTGTATAAGTCACATCATACATTTGTACTGGATCTTCGTAATCTACTGAAGCACCTTCTGTGGTGAGTTGTAAAAGACCGAATCCAGATACACCGCTGTCTTTTTCATCTTGTTTAGAAGATGAATTGACATGGAAAATCTGAGGAAAGATAAGAGGCATTTCCTCGAAAGCATCATTGTAGATTTCTCTGAAGCCTGGCTCCAAGAGATCTCCGAATGTGGAACGATAACTTGCCATATATCCTCCTTAATAAACTTTATTAATACCCGTCACTAGGCTTCGGGTTCATAAGCATTTAACTGTGATCTAGCAATCTTAACAATACATTTGCTAGCATCCTCATCACCATCTGGGTCTAACTTTACAATATAGACCTGACCGATTGTAGCAGAGGTTTCACTCTCATCTACTTGGTCATGGTCAGCTAATACTGTAAATAAGTTACAATCTCCAGGATTGGTGAAATCACCATCTGAATCGTTGTACCAAAGGGCATTTTCATCAGCCACTACTAAAGCACAGACCTTTTTATCAGTCATGTTGTCAGATGCTGCTACATAGGTTTTAGAACTGGATGTCCAAGTCCCATCATAATTAGATGTACTTGTATTATCCAAATCAATTCCGTTTGCATCAACAATTCCGACTACTACTCCTAATATAAGAGTAGAATTAGTAGCTCTGGTGATACCACTAGCATCGTTGTAAACCATGTCTCCAACTTTAACAGTTGCAGAGTTTTTGATTGCACATTTTAGAGTTACAGGGTTATCAGCTCCATTAAGCTGTCCCCGATATTCAAAACCTGCCATATATACCTCCTTATTTATTAATTTCTAACTTATTCTTCAGGTATTTCTCCTCGGAAACACCCAGTTTTTGGGCTATAGATTTTTCGTGTTCCGTCAGTTTATTTCTATCTGATTTCCCACTACTGGCATAAGAAATACTGCCGATAGAGGCTACATCAGGAGATTCCTCTCCCCTGTCCACAAGTTTGTCCTTATTAGCAAGCCAATATGCGTTTTCCAGCATCTTGGGTAATTTGCTAATAGAAACTTCAGAAATTATTTGCCCTACAGACTTACTTCCTCCTGGATCAAGCATCTCTGCCAGCTCTTGTGATACTTTCTTCATCAACTCATTTCTGTCATCTGGCTTCATCTCATGGATGCCATGTTCCTTTTGAAAGTCAGTAATAATCCTACTTTCTTCATGTTTCCGAAGTTCAGTCACCCTTGGGTCAGACTTAACCTCTCCGTCACCATCAGATGGTTTTGCATATAGAGTGGTAATTTCTCTCTCTAGCATTTTATACAGTTCTGGGTTCTTGGCTATTGCCTGATTCAGAATTTCCCTTTCCTGTAAATACTGTCGAGCATTTTTAACCTCGTCTGTATGTTCACCATACTTTTTCTCCAGTTCACTATACATCTTGACTATTTCTTCTGGAGATTTTCCCTGGAATTTTTCTGGGATATTTGAAGGTGCTTGAGCTGATTCAGCTTTACCAGTCGGCTCCACAACTGGGGCTTTTTCTTCAACTTTTTCTGACTTAACGTCAGGAGTTTGTTCATCTGTCATATTTACCTCCTTGGGCCCTTGTTTGGGTTATCCATATAAAAAGGCTCCTAAATGGAACCTCGTCTTTAGTATTATATAAATTTAATGTAATGTCAAGTTAATATTTCCAATAAGGTTCTAATTCCTCATCAGAATAATAAGTCGTCATTCTATCTTTAAGTAATCGATTAAGATTATCCATTGAGCCCCATGTTCCCTCACGCTTTCCCCACCTTCCCAATCCCTGATTCTCGGTAGCTATCTTTGCTACTAATCTAGCAGAATCAGTAGCTGAATAGGGGTCAAATCCATCCCAAGCTATTTCTTCTAAAGTAGTTGGTTCCCATTGATGATAACCCTGACCTGGGCCACCAGATAATTGATCGAGAAATTGAGTTCCACTAGTTTCTATTCCAGATAAATCCATATTCATATTTCTAGGAAAACCAAATTCTTCTTCTGCAATTTTAGTTCCAGATAAAAGAGCTTCATAACCTTTGGGATTTTGTCTTTTCCAATAATCCCAATCCTGATGTCTATGTGCTTCTGGCATAGGTGTTGGTGTGGGAGTAGGAGTAGGAACTGGAGTGGGTTGATTTTCAGCCAATGGATTAAGAAGTGGAGCACTCTGAACATCTTTAATTCCGAATAATTGTCTTATTAAATCTAATATGTTCATTTTGATCTCGCTTCCCTTTGTTCCATTTCTTTCTCGGCATTGATAAGCAAAGCCCGAAATAGAACTGCTAGAGAAATACGCCCCCTTCTAAAAGACTGTTCTATACTATTATTAATCATGCTATCCATTGAAGCTACTCCGCCAGCACTATCTAATATTTTTTTCATGTCCATGTTCTTTAACATATCTAAAACCTGTAGGACTGGTTCTACTAATTCATTCTTCTGGTTTAACTCATACAAAGCCTTAACATGTTTGGCTTCAATGTTTTTTAGAATTAAGATAGCTTCTGTTAGTTTTGGTTTAGCCATTTCCTAGGGCACGACCCATTGGGACTTGTCCTCCTCCTTGTATCATGTTGGGATTAATCTGGGAAGCCATGCCCATGCCAGTGGAGGAGGCGGGGAAAGGACTAGATGAGGCAGCCTGCCCAACTTTCCCCATCTGCGGTGTCCCACCCTGCTCTCCACCTCTGGCATTGATGGCTTCTGTCTCACCGATAGCATGTGTTAAAAGACGCAAGTAGGCTTCTTCTGGAGCCTGTTTCATATTCTGTGAACGTAAAAACTCAGCATGTAGTTGAGTATGTGCTGGAGAAGCATAGGGAGTACCCATTGGCGGAATGGGTTTACCCTGTAAAACCATTTCATTCTCCTGTCCAGCTAAGTCAATCATCATCTCTAAACGATTATTCTCTACTGATTGCTGTTGGGCAAATTCTTCCCGTTTAAGTTCGGCTGGATTTAAGTCGTTAGCTTCCACCAGAGTATCAGCAATCTTTTCTGGGTCATAATTAGTAATGCCTGCGGTTGCTAGTGGCATTAACCTGTCAAACATTTCCTGGGTCTTAGATTGCATCAGGGGCTTAGATAGTGGTAAATTGGCTCCTGCATCAAACTTAATATCAAATCCCCCGACTGCTACAGGCATAAAATATTCTGGTCTTAGTTCAAAGAAAGAAAAACCACTTGCCTTTCTTTCTCTAAACTCACCCTTCTGATCAGGGAAGATTTCAATTCCATCTAAACGGATTTGTTTAAATTCTTTCTTATACATATCTCCATTTCTAACCTCTAACATATTGGAGTTCATTAGGCGATTAATTTCCCGTTTAAAGTGTTCTGTTCTAGTATCTCCTACAATCTTTTCCAGCTTGGGTTGAGAATAGAACTGTAAGATGTTAGATACTCTCATCCTGCCAATGTCGGTAAGAAATTCCTTTTCCACATTACTGATTTTCATTCTGATACGTTTTAAAGTTGATTCTTTTAAGATGGCTGCCTCCGTTGCTGTAGAGGGAGTTTTCTGTAAAGCCTGGAAGCGGTCATCCACACCAGTTACCCTAACCGAATCCTCGTTAATAGCTTTAAAAGTCCTCTCCACCGATAGGGGAATATCATTATATTCCAATGGTCTGACGTTTTTGGGGTCATCTACTGGAATAATGCCATGAGGTCTGGCAATTAAATCCTCATCGTTTAACATGGTATTTTGGTTGACTAGGAAAGATTTATCTATGTCTAGGTGATTGCGGTCTATTACCATTCTTCTTAATGTGTTTAACTCGTCTTGGATAGATTCCAATAGTTCTGGTTCTCCTTTGCCATAGAACCTGTCTAATCTATTAACGTCAACTGCCCTGGCAAAAGGTAATTGCTTATGTTTAAAGATATTTGGTCCCATGCGTAAGACTACATCATTGGCTACAATCACCAGTAAATCTTCTGGAGACCTAGCCCAATACCATAAAACTTCTACATCTTCCTTGTTATCATAAGTTCCATCTGGTTTATAAAATTGGTAATAATTAGTATCTCCACCTGGCTTGACAAATCTGAAGTTTCCTAGATGATTCCACACTGGTCCAGAGAAGAAAGTCTTAGCATCCCGATAGTTCATCACATATCTACGAATAATATCACGACATTTATGTGGTCCCCGATTTACTTCCCTACCCTTCTCATCTTTATAAATATCCCAAGGAGAAACATACTCCATCATGCAGTCATCAAACTCATAAACTTCTCTCTCATCAGAAATAATCTCCCTTTGTCGTTGTTCCTTGGTCTTGTTACCCATCTTAATAATATCCCTTACCATTCTGCGGTCTTTTAAGTAATACTCTTGTGCCAGTCCAGTTCCATAAATCAAGGCTGATTTAATCACTTTAGCCAGTTCCGAATCTCCATTTCCCACATCCCAGGTATAGTCAAATATGTGTCCCATTATCATGGCTTTGTTCTGGTCCTCTGGTCCTCTGGGTAAAATTAAAGGTCTAGGATTCTGGTCAACCATTTCAGATAAAATAGATTCTACTACTGAAGTAGTTAGGGGAATAAAATAATTAGATTGCCACTCGTCATCGCTGCGTTCTTCACGATAAGCCTCCCAAGCCTTTTCCGCATTAGTCCAGACTGTCTCAGCCTTAGTGCGTTCTTCACTGTCTTTCATCTCCAAATACCGCTTATAAACCCATTCACGCATGTTCTGTTCTTTTTCATCTGGTTTATAGATTTTATTTATCGGGGGGTTTTTAAGTTCTATATCAGGCATAATGTTAATAGAGGAACCTCATCTCCTTTTATAATAATACATTTTATTCTAAATGTATAGTGTTTATGAATAAAGATATTTGTGTTTATGAATAGTGACTTTCTTTCTGGGTGGATAAATTATATCTAATAAATAGGAGGTGGAATCAATTACATCATCGTGTTTCCCCCTGGGAAACCGCATCAATTCATCCTCCAACTCGTTAATAAAAGCAGTTATCTTAGCATGATGGATTTTGCCATTAGCATACAGTGGCTGCAATCCTTTAATCCGCTGGTCTTTACTTCTATTCTGTGGTTTGACCTGGGTAATTGGTAGATAAATCTGCCTCCTGTTCATTTCTTCGTTAATATAATACTGGAGAGCTTTCTGGTAGGCTACATCTTCAATGGCTATTGATTGGGGATGATACTGTTCCCAAATAGTAAACAGTTCTTCAATGATTTGACTGGGGGTCAGCCTCATACGCACAATCTTGCGGATATAGATATTAGAAAACATATCTACTGAAGCTACTACAATAGCAGTATAGTCAGCATCTTTTTCCAGCGAAATGGCTGGGTCAACAGTGACAAAATGATTTAACTGTAAGCCTCTTAGATCAGCTGGTTCGTAATATTTAAACCAATCACGCCTGAAGGTTGCATCTTCTTCGGGGATTGGTTCGTTAAGATACTGAGTTGAAAAAATATAGGGGCCCTGATGTTTATATAACTCTAAAAGATGTTTATGGGTAAACTTAGCAGGAAATAAAGCCTTGAAGTCAGCTCCTGTATGCAAATCACCCTCATAGGCTCTACGGATAAATACCTGAAACTTGTCAGCTACATTGTTATCCTTATCCATTATCCAGCCATATAAGTCTCTATCATGCCAACGGGTTCCAATCACAATCAGTTCTCCGCCTGGCTCTAATAAGTTTAGACACTCCTTATAAAAGTTAATCGTCTTTTGAATCTGGTCAGCAGTGTTGACATAATCCTGATTAACCAAATCATCCATAATAATAATGTCATAGTGCTGGCTCGTTAGATTAGATTCCAGTCCCATCGCTGTGACAGTTGGTTCTTTAGCAGCACCCAGGGGTTTTTGGAGCATGATTTTATCATTAGCCCAGACTTCCACTCCTACCATCGGGTCTCCCCAAAAATCTTTAATGTGTTCATTGAATTTTAAATGTCGTTTAATATCGGTCAAGAAAGAACAGGCATTATTATAAGTAGCATTGGCAATTAAAACTCTTTTACTTCTATCAGCCAAGATTGCCTGTAAGGTTCTGCCGACTGTGATAATCGTTGACTTTAAATGTCCCCTGGGTATGAGAGCTAACTTGAAGTTCTTTTTGTTCTCATCGATAAAACGACACATCTCATCATGTACTGGAGCCAGGGGTACTTTGTCTCTGCCAGATTCTGCATTTAAAATAAACTTATTAAACTTTAGAAGATTGTTTTCAAGGATGGGTCGGGTGGCAGCGATATTGGCTAGAGTCTCTTCCTGTAGTTTTTGGATAATAGTCTGACGGGTGCGTTCTGGTCGTTTGTCTTTTAATGAACCCATATTAAGCGAGATAAATTCCTGAATCAGTTTTCTTTTCTGTCTCAACCTTATACATAGTATCTTCAGCTCCTCCCAAGTATAAATTCACCATATGCAAATCAATCTTGGGAGTGCCACAGGGTTTAAAGGCTCTCTGGTAAACTCTACCCCATATATCTTTTAGCTGAACTACAACGCCCTTTTCAGTAAAGAAAGCCAGCGTCCTCCACTTATTAGAAGGCTTATCCATTGATCTTAACTGTTCATTTAACATGCCAGCTAAAGCCTCATAATACTTTTTTTTAGTCATCCGTTTTTTTTTGAGCTTATCTTGCCTTAATTGATTTTGTTCTCTTTCCTTTCTGTCCCACTTGTCCATGAAAAACTTAGTCCACTTAATGCCCTCGTGTTCGTTCTCCTGTCCCATGGCTTCTAGTTTTTCAATAACGGTATTGTTTGTCATTTCGAGAAACCGTAACTGCCAAATAGCAGTTGGGTCGTTTAACTAGAGTAAATAACAACTTATACTCCTGACTATAAAAATAGCGGTCATCTGTTCCATACCGCATATACTTAATAAAACCCTGTCTGTCATTTAATTCTACTTCCTTTGCATCCCTAATAATAGCCTTAATCAATTCCTTATCCTTTGTTTGAAAACATCTCTCGTTAAATCTTTTCAGACAGTGGTCAGTGATTTCTATTATCATTTGTGTCTAAACTTATTATTACACTCTCCGTATTGATTTAAGAAACTTCCACATACAGGACATAAGCTATTCTGAGGTTTCTTAGCTAGGGCTTTTTTAATTTGAACATCTAAATCCTGATTAGTCTTGACTATATGAGGTGTCTCCTCTATAATTTTAGTAGGTTTGAATTTATAAGCATCTTTATTTTGAGGTTTAATATCTTCTGGAGAAATAGAAACAAATTTAGAATCTTTCCAATAAACATCTAACGCATTTCGCAGGAACGCAGATAAACTCTCCCCATTGTCATAACATTCTTTTTTAATTCTTTCATACTGTTCTTCATAGAAGGAAACATTAGTTCTAATCATAATACTAGTATAACACAATTGTGTAATTGTACAATTGTGTAATTGATTAAAAAATATATTACGTACTTTTGGAGTTACTTAACCTAATTTTTAGATTTTATTCTTGGGTGTATATGGGGTAGTAGGTGGTATGTCGCACAATCTATATTAACTGACATGATCTCTTGAGTAAATTATCTAATTACACAATAAAACAGTATATAATAATTAATTTGTATTGTTATGGGATGGCTAGTCTTTTGTTATTCTTGTGAAGTAAGCATTAATTTTGGTTCTCTTATCAAGCAATTCACTGTTTGCCATATTACCTATACCTTGTAGCATGCTTATATTAATATTACTCTGTTGTTTGTCTGTTACTTTGTCTTTCAGTTTTATTAATAATTCTAATGATTTGTTTATGGTAGTAGCGTTTGCCCCCTTACCAATGGCTTCTTGCGGGATATTGCGTTTTATAGTGTCTGCGATGTAGTCATCTGTTAAGCCTGCCTTTTCTAAAGCCTCCTGTAGCTTATTACGGATCTTTTCTTTTGATAATAGATGGCTGGCGTAACTATGCTGGTTGGCTGGTTTGATATTAGGGTATGACTTTTGAATAGCTAGTTTTCCATTGTTTCCGTTTTTTACATATTCCCTTATGAATTTTCTTTCCCTTATGTTTAGGCCCCCTATTTTACGTGATTTTTGTGGCTTTGATATTTTGATCGGTTGTAGTGGGATTTCATCGTTTGTGGTTTTACTTGAGGTGGAATACATATTATATATGTCTTTTATATATATGCTATTTGTACTATAATGCTTGTTAGTACATTAACAAGCTGGGTTATAACTTGAGATCGTATAAACAGATATATTATATCATTTTTTCTTGTTTATCTCAAGTATAGGACAGATCCAGCTTGTTTGTACTATTAATAATCGCTCATTAACAATTCAAACACTAGCAAGCAAGAGAAAGTGAGGATTATATGACTCCTAAATTATATATAGGTACATACAACAAATACAACTCTGGTAGCTTAAGAGGTGAGTGGGTAGACATGACCCAATTTTCTGACACTGATGAGTTTTATGCATACATTAAAAAACTACATAAAGATGAGAGTGATCCTGAATATATGGCACAAGACTTTGAGGAAATGCCTAAAGACTTATATTCTGAGTCTTTTGACCCTGACACAATAGAAAAGATAATTGAATTTGCCAACTTATCAGAGCATGAGCAAGATATGGTTACAGAATATCTTGACAATGAGAGTTTGGAAAAAGATGAGACTATGCAAGATATTATTGACCGTTGCGTATTTCAAGCTGATGACTCACTCATGAATATTGAAACACAATACGCCTATGACTACGAAGAGCAAGGTTGTATTGAAATACCAGAACATTTACAGAATTATTTTGATTATGAAACATACGGTAAGGATATAACTCAAGATATGATTGTCACCGATAACTTTATATTTGACAGAAATTTATAAATATTGCCTGCTTGCTAGTGTATGGATTGTTAGCTCTTTGACAAGTGAATAGGATTATAAATATATGATTATAAACATATTTCACAGATTCAACCATAAGTTTTCAGATAAAGACACAAGTTATTATTATGGAATAGAGGTTGACGGAAAAAACTATTGCGGTTCTAGTTATGAAGTAGATCCCCATTATAACCGCAAAACCATATTTTTATGGTATCAGGATTTTAACAATGGTAAAAATATACAAGAAGCAAAACATAAGCAAGTTAATAATATAAAAGAAGCAAAGCAATTTATAGCTGACAATATAAACTTTTTACAAAATGGCAATTAATTAATACTATCCTATTCACTTGTTAGAGTTACTAGCAAAATAAAATTATATGATTGACTATAACTTCAAACCTGTTCAACAAGAAAACAAACTCATGACATTTATAGCGGTCTTATGCTTAGTGTTATTAATAATTATTATGTGTTATTTGTAAGGAGGTGAGAAATATATGAAAATTACAAACATAGAAGTTACTTATACTTTAGAGAATGACCAAACAGTAAAAGCCGATATTGATTGTTATGGTTCATGGCAACAATACGGGAATGATGATAAGTATAAAGTTATGTGTACCTCAATGACAGAGGACATAGCAGGATTATTAAGTGATAGTTATTAATAACTCAGTCCCCTCTGCCTATCACTCTTGCTACTGAGTGGGAGTGGTAGGCAAAGGGGTAAAAAATATATGACAGTACATAAAAGACAAATAAAAAAATGTGAATTAACTTATTGTAATAAATATATTAATCCCGGGACTAAAGTATCTAATAATTCTAAAATTATAAATTGCCCGGGCTGTATAGCTAAAATTAAAAAGGAGACTATATGAAACAACCAATAAAAAAAGATGGTGTATTAACTTGCCCAGAGTGTGGGGAGGAATTAGCAGGTGATGGACAAAATAATCTAGAGTGTATGAATTGCGATTATCATATACACGAAAGTAATATCAATAACTAGCCCATACAGGGCGGAAAGGAAAGTATGAATATGCTTAACGGAATGTATAAAGTCTTAATAACAGATCTATGGAAACACCTAGACTATCTCTATCAAGAAGGCGTAAGAATGGATAGTGAAGATGTAAAAATATTGACAGATTTTAATCAGTTTTTGACTGATGTTATTAACGATAAAATTAATAAATAGGAGGTTATATGGAAAAAACAGAATTATTAGAATGGTTTATATTACTAAAACAATTAGACAATGGCTATCACATGGAAAAAAGTGACTGGCTAGAATTAATCAGACTCAATCATATAATTATGGAAAAATGCCATGCAATACATAATAAAAACATGGAGAGATAGGAGGTTATATGAAGTTTATTATAAAAATAGGTAAAAGCTGGCTATCAATAGATCATACTGGAATTGTGGTATGGCTTGAGCCAAAAAAACGTAATTATTATTATATATGGAGGTAAATATGGAACCAATTATTGAAGAAAGGGAATTTGTTTATGTGCCAAAGTCTTTAGCTAAGAAAATTAAAGAATTAGAAGATGGAAAAGTAAAAGAAGATTTAATCTTGGAATATCTAGATAAAAGCAGAAAAGAAGTCAAAGCAAACCTTGAAACATTAGAAGATGATGTTATCCAATATCAGGGGATAATGATAAAAGCTAAACAGACCTTTGAGAAAGCTAAAAATGAACAACTTACAGCCAGTTATGACTTATGGGAAAGATTTGATAAAGAGATGCCAAAATTACAAAAGAAAATTGAAACAATTACATCTCAGATAGAACCCATAGCTAATCAAATTATAGAGTTGAATGAAGCATTAGATAAAATACATAGTTACCAGATTAAGGACTTAGTGGAGTTGTTAAAAGAAGTGAGTAGCTGTTTAGAATATGATGGTAATACTGGTAAAATATTAAAGTTTTTAGTTACAAATTATAATAAAAAGGATAACAATTAATATTATTATTTTATTATTAATATAAGGAGGTA